ATGCCTAATCATCGCGTAGAAGCTATTGCGAACGAGTTTCTTACTCGCGCGCGAGCTGAAGGACGCTCTCTAACCAACATGCAACTCCAGAAGCTTCCGTACATCGCGCACGGTTGGGGGCTGGCTACTCAGAATTCAAGATTAATCGCCAACCAACCCATTGCGTGGCCTTATGGGCCTGTCTATCCGGACTTATATCAAGCCTTACGTCGTTATGGGCCGATGGAAGTTGCCGATTTAGTTCATGAAAATGATGGCAACCCATTTTCCACGGAGCGCGGCGCTCTGATCACGGAGCCACTCACCCCTAACGAGAGCGCCCTTATTGATGCTGTATGGGCTGGATACAAAAATTTTGATGCCTTCAGCTTGTCAAATATGACTCATAGAGACGGCACGCCATGGACTCAGACCTATAACAATTTTGGACGCGCTCCTATATCTGACGCTCTAATCCAAGCGCATTACCAGCAGCTCATGCGTGAACGTGGGGCAGCAAACTAAATATGTCTGATAACCTCGGCAGTATTATTCCTCCCGCTGCCGAGGCAGAAAGACGCGACGGAAATCCGAAAGAAGCAAAAGATATCCAGCTTCTTTCGGGGGAGTTCCAGCAGTTTGAAGCAGACAATCAAAGTTATAGAAATGAACGCGCACAGATCGAAAACAGAAAGGCAAAAATAGAAATTGCCATGATGCGCCTTGATTTGCGCATGAAAAACAAATTCAGCAAAAATGTATTTTCTTATTTGTGGTTTTTCTCAGGTTTTTGTGGAATTATACTTTTTCTTCAAGGAACAAATCCTAATTTTGATATAGGTTTTATTATTAAAAACCATAAATATTTACACGTCCGCATGCACGGATTCAAACTAAGTGAGACAGCTTTAACTACTCTAATAGGTAGTACGGCAGCTAGCGCAATCGGCTTAGTAGCAATTGTGCTACGAGGGCTCTTTCGATCTACAATCGATGACACTTCAAAGAAAAACTCCGAAAGCAAGAAAGATTAAACCTTTTGTTCTTGCTCTGTTCTGATCTTCTTCATCGCCTCTCTTGCCAGCTTCTCCTGGTCAACAGCACGTGTGTATCTCTGGACCTCTGACAGCGTTGCATGCCCCGTTATCGCGGCAATCTGATGAGCTGTGCATCCAGCCTCTGCCAATCGACGCGCTGCGGCTTTTCTCAGACCATGGGGGCTTAGACCGTCTGGTAGACCTGCTGCGTCTCGCCATGACTTGAAGCGCATATAGAATCCGTTCGCTGTAAACGCTTCTCCATTACGACGTTGTAAGAAATTTCCTTTTTCAGGTGCCTGCAATAGTTCGGCCATTAGATTTGGGTGGACCGGTATCATCAATGATGTTCCGGTTTTCTGCTGAGTGACCTCGATAATGTCCCCGCGCAGGTGCTTCCGCTCCATCCTCACAACGTCGCTACGGCGCTGTCCTGTATAGAGCAAGAGCGCCAAGGCGCGACGCTGCACGGATCCGCTTGGCCAGTGCTCTTCATATTGCTGGATCTGTTCGTCCGACCAGGTCTCGGCGCCGTCAGCCTTTTCCTTGTACCTCTTGAGCACAAGAGCTGGATTGTCAGCGCGCCATCCATCATCGACGGCATAATCGAACAGCATACGAAAAAGTTTGATCCGGTGGTTTGCTGCTGCTGGCCTATCCGCGAACTCGGCAACAAATCGGCGCAGGTGGAGGGTCTGAAAATGCTCCACATAATCGTCTGCATACGGCGCTTTCTGAATCGACATTAATAGTCGTCGATAGTTCGTCTGAGTGTTTTTGCCTAAAGCCATAAACCGGGCGGAACGGATCCACAGGTCGATCAAGTGGGCCAGTGTCTTCGGAACTGGCGGCTGTTCGATTGTCTCCGTTTTCGCCAAGGCCTCCTGATAGGCGAGCAAGAACCGGGCATCTTCTTGGGCCGGAAGCCGAATAGACTGATGTCCTGGCCTCCGGAAATAAAGTCTGAATTTGCCGTATCGATCTTTAACCTTCTGGATATATTTCAGGCGGATAATGGTCACGTCACGAAACGATCCAAGGGATTAGCGGGAAGCGCAGGCCCAGGAACACTTTGTCGTTTCGTTCCGAGTAGTCCGTCTACCCATGCGTCCAGATCTTCTCGTGCCCAGGCTACTCGGCCAGGCACGGGAGAGAGTTTCCGACAATGCGGTGCGACGGCCGTCCTGAAAGACGATTCAGAGATAGCTAAGTAATCGGCTGCCTCACGGTACGTATAGAGGCGCTTGTCCCTCATCTCCGTTCCTCCACATTCATCGCTCCGTCAATCGCTGATCTGGCGGTTGCTGAAACCGATAGTTTTTCACATTTTGATCCTGCGCAGTTCCATACTGCCCATTGATTCAAGCGCTGTTCTGGTGATTGCCCGTATTGGTGATATGCAACCTGAAGACGGTTCTTTTCGAGCCAGTCTAGACGCTCCGTATCCGTCCGCCCGCTCATGCCGGGTCTCCGCATCCATCACTTGCAATGCGAACACCTTCGACGGTTGCACGACACCGATCCCTCTCCGCCGCCACAGCTTCGGCAATGGCGCGTTCAATTGCAGGCCTCGTGTTCCATCGCTTCGCAGCCAGCTCTTTCGTCTGGAAGCCGCCAACAATCGTCCGGTTTTCGAGGTCGCAATGGTTGCAACGCGCATAGTGTGCGGTTTCGACGGGTGTTCCATCTGCGAACCACGCATGAGGCTTGCTTGTCTTGCTATATCGAACTATCCCAAATGAGGCCTCGCCGCCGCAGCATGGACAGGGCTGAAGTTCAGGCTGTGCCGTGTTCTGGCTCATTTCGTGCCTCCCTTCGGTGTGCTACGCTTGATCTGGGCGAGTGTGTTGCGGATTGATCGGACGTCGCCTGGCGTGGATGAGCTGAAGACGATGCCGCCTTCCTCATGCGTCCACCTGAGATGCCCGCCGTTGCTGCGTCCGGCTGTCCAGCCGAGTGCAGCGGCCTGTTTGCGCAGCTGGCGCATGTCTGAATGAAGGCCGTTCATGCAAAGCGGCTCCCCAGCTCAGTCAGATCGACCTTGATTTTTCCTGCGAAAGTCGGTGAGCAGACCGTGGCGACCAGGAGATTTCCCCAGTAAATATCGTGGTCGCACAGCGTCTCTCGGACGTCTTCTTTGGCCTGCTGCTCAGCGTCTTTGTATTCCGCGTAACGCTGACCAGCGTATGGACGAGGGCGAACGCCAAGCATGCAGACCGTGAACATGTCCGGAGATCTTGCCTCTCCTTTCATGGCGCGGTCCTCCCATTGAAAGACTGTGCCCAATTGTCGGCAGTCTTGATCACCAACCCGGTCACAAGCCCTGCCCCGTAAATGAAAGCCACCAGCCCACACGGCAGCAACAGATCCAGAAGGTCAGTGAACATCGCGCCCTCCTGGCAGAAGGTCGGTGCAAAAACGCAGGAAGCCAGCAAGGCGACCGGACGCCTTTGCGGCCTCGGTACGCATCAGCAGATCCTGCAAGGTCTGAGGACCACGCATCGGAGGCTCTGGAAACGGGATGGCCTCTGCCGGCTTCGTGGCGTGTAGAAGAGCGACCAGTTCCGCCTCAACAGCTTCAGCCGTGGCAGCATACGCATTGGCTATACCCGGAATAGACGCATCAGCCGCTCTTGCGCGTGCATGCACCAGGCACACGCGCCGCTCCCGTGCTTTCTGTTGAACTGCCAGCGGACGATCAGACAGATATTCCGCAAATGTCTGGTCGGTGTGACCACGCAAGAGTGGATGAAGCGGCCTCAGGATCAACCGAGCTTCCACAACATCAGAATTGGTTGAGCTGTGAGACTTACCCGCCTCACCTATATGCAATGACATAACGATCTCCATCGCTTTGATACGATAGAAATTTGGTTAGCATTGTTAATCAAAAAGCTTCAAGAAAAAAGTTAGCAATGCTAAGAATGAAATTATTTCTTACTTTTTGAGTCAGCCAAACCCCGCAGCATATCTAGAACGATTTGCTGACGATCTAGGGGGAGCGTTCTCAACATCTGAAGAATTTCGAGTTCATTTTTAGTCTGTGCCCGAGCAAGTTCGTCAGGCTCATTTCCCGTTAAAAGCCATGTAGTCGTGGTCCCTAATGCCACCGCAAGTGCCTCAAATCTTTTTGGTTTTGGCGTGGCTCGTCCAGTTTCATACTGTGTTACCGCGTTCCTTGTAACACCTATCATGGCCCCAAGCTCTTCGGTCGTGAAGCCTAAAAGTTCTCTTTTTGTTCTGATTCTCTGGCCGATGATGACGGCACGAGGATCTACTGGGCGTTTAGAGGGCTGGGGGGTGATGCTCATATCCTCAGTCGTAACGACGTTGGTTAGTATTGCATGCTTAATCTGGTTGCAGATCATGCTTAGTATTGCTAACCAATCATCATGAGAGATAGAGCCCTAGAAGAATTGATGGAACGACGCCGGATGAACGTCCGGATAGCCGAGCGTTGCCAAATCAGCACTGCTGCCGTTTCACAGTGGCGTCGCGTTCCCAAAAAACATCTAGAGGCAGTTGCAGCAATCAGCGGGAAATCACCTGCCGATTTACGTCCTGATCTTTTCTCTAAAGATGACGGTCCTACAGCATGAGCATCTTTCATACCTTCAAGCGTAAGCTCTGCTCATGCTGCCGTCAGCAAGATGAAGTCTTGCTTCTTAGTGCATCTCGCCTTCAGGCTTTTGGAGAAGCACCTGCGCAGCGTCGAGCAGATCACGTCCAAGTTCAGCAGCCGTCTGCGGCGAAAGCGAGAACTGTTCGAGCTTATCACCAGCCGGATAGTGCTCGGGTGACGTGGCAGCTTTTACCTGAAGCACCACAGCACCGTCCTGAATCACAACCGTACGGAAGCCCGTTACGCTCGAGATATCGAGGTTTCCGTCTTCCTTCAGTTTCCATTCGTCAGCCATGTGTCGTCGCTCCGTTTTATAGTGAGGCGCGCAAGATGGCCGATCGTGGTGCGAGGGTGAAGCCATGAATCACGCCCCTGCCCTCAAGACGGCCACGCAACTGGCCGTCCGCGCGATAGGCGGCATTGATGCCGCAGCGGCGGTCACACGCGTTGGTCGTGCGCGGATCTCGGAATACCAGAACCGCAATTCAGCAACGACAGCCCCAATAGACGTGGCGATTGTGCTTGATGAGTTCGCTCAGGAGCCGTTCATCCTGCAGGCGATGGCGCATGAGCTGGGTTATCACCTGACACCGGTTCAGCTTGGCCACGGCGACGTGGCCGAAATCATGGAAGACGTGGCCGACAAGGCCAACGACACGATGAAGATGACGATCCGCGTCCTGGCGGACGGCATTGTCACGGTCGAAGAAGCCCACAAGCTGGGCCACGAGCTAACCAAGCTGCGTCGTGTGGTGGACCATGCTCTGAAGATCGTTCGAGGATTGGAAAAGTCAGGAGCTTCCAAATGACGCTCCAGATCCCTGCCACGTTTGATCGGGACAACGTTCCTTCCATGGCGTTTCTGAAGGTTCTGCCGGCAGAGCAGCGGGGCGTGTTCCACTCCCTCATGGACGCCCTGAAAGCCGCTCGTGACGTGGTGTTCCGCGTTGGTGGCCGCGCACTGGATGACGCTCAAGTCGCACAGATGGCGTGCGAGCATGTCGATGTGCTGCAACGTGTACTGCCGGAACTCGAGTTCACACGCTTCATCCTGCGCGATGAAGACGGCGCGCTCTACAGCCCGCACCTCGTGGAACGTCAGATCCGACGCGAAGAACGCGCTGCGGCCCGCGCTGAAAAGCAACGCCGCCTGGAAGAGTTTCAGGAGCGTCGAGAAGCCGGAGAGTTCGCACCGCAAGCCTCAGTGAAAGTGATGACCTCTCGTGCCAATGCCGCCAAAGGTGGGCGGCCACGCAAAGGCGAGACATCCGAGCAGGCACGGGAACGCCGTGAGCGCGAAGCCGTCGAGCAGCGTGAAATGCGACTACTGTCATCAATCAGTGGTGGGACAGTTTCCGAAACTGAAAACCAAAACCAGTTTTCAAAAACGGTTTTGGTTTCCGGGGTTTCGGTTTCAAAACCGGTTTCTGGGTTTCCCGTAGATCTAGAAGTAGAGAAAAATATATCTCCTTCTGATTCTAATTCTACGAAACCGGCTGAAACCGAAACCGGGAAACCGGCTATTGAGATTTCAGAAGCCCTGATCTCCCAGACCGTCGCCCGCGTTCTCAAGATTGGACGCCTCCCGGACGGTCAGGCCGGCTTCGCCAAGAGCATTTGCGGTCGCTTCCTTCGGGACGGCATCCCGGCTGATGTTCTGGTCGAGGCTGTAAAGCAGCACACTGAGAAAATGGCTCTGAACGGCGATACTGCCCACAAGATGGGCGCTTTTCGCAGGCCTATCGAACGGTTCTGGGCGGATCATCAAGCCGGTGTTTCGACTACCCCAGTGCCAGAGCCTACCCCTCGTGAAAACTGGGAAGACCGTGCGCTGGAAGCTTATGCCAAGGCGCAGAAGATCTGGAGTGAAGCCTTTCATCTCCAGCGGGACTACTCAGCCGTGAAGCGCGAATGGCCGGAGTTGGCCAAGAAGCATGCTCTTCCCGCCTGCCCTGTTGAGCGCGCCGCGTATCTGGACTGGTACCGCCCGCAGGCTCAGGCTGCATGAAGGCACTCCGGCGCGCCCTCGCCCCTTTCACCCATTCCGAATTCCTCATGGTCCGCTCTGAACGTGACCAGGCGCAGCGTGCTGCCTTGGCACTGGAGCGGACTGTGGCGGATCAAGCCCTGGAGATTGTCACACTCCAGGCCCGTCTGGCTCGGCTCACCTCGAACCGGGATGCCGACGGCCGATTTATGAAGCGCAACCCCACATGACCGTGGAATGCAAATGACTACTGCCGCTGAGGCAACTCGACCAATTGAAGACGCCGTCCCCATGCAGGGGGCTTGGAAAAACCGCATCGCTCTGGCTGAACTGGAGCAGGGAAAAGACAGACCACCAACCAACGTCCTACGCCGTGGAGCTGGTCTCTACGGCTTGCTACGTTCTGGCACGATCACCCAACGCCACGTCGATGCTGCCCAACGATGGGCACGGGATTTCGAAACTGGCATCATGGGCGCCTCAGATCCCGAGCGTCGCGGATCCGGCGGTGGCGACATCCACGATATGCTTATCGCCCGTTCAGCTGCTGTGGCTCGATGTGAAAGCATCAGGCTAACATTGGGGCGCTATGCGTCAGATCTGCTAGTGCTGCTGGTCCTGGATGGGCTCTCGCTTGGAAAGATCGCGGAGCATTACGGGAGAAACCGTCAAGGAATGACAGGAGCTGCCGAACTGGTACTAGAGCAACTAGCGAATTATTATTCCGAGCTTTTTTGAAAAGTAGTCACCTACTTTACACTCATTTGGCTAGAGACATATAATCATCTCTAGCTATCCTTTTTTCGATACATTTGTACTAAATGTCATTTTTTCAGGAAAATATAATGAATTCAGACAATGGAAAAGAACAAAAAGAAAGCAATGCTAGAGAAATCGATAGAATGATAATAAATAAAGATTCTTTATTAAGTATTGATTATGAAAGCATATTTGATTCGTTTCATAATGTTGATGAATTCTCCATAAGAAATTTATTTTCCTTTAAAATGGAACAATATAAGTCATTAGATTTGAATAAGTACAATGCACTCCAAATATTATCAGAAATATTTACCATACATTTATCCCCTCAGGATCCTTCAGGGCCTTGGAAGCCAGCGTGGGATAGCGAAGAAAAACGTACTAGCATTGCCAGTGATTACTGCGGCGCGCAAAATGATATTTTTGCGGAAATTATTCCTCAAATTAATTTCCCACCTCTCAGAGCGAGATTATCAGACATTTGTTGGTATAATGATAAAAGTAAATATCAAATGGCAGACGTAGCCATTCACTCTTATTGTGAAATAATTGAAGGTAGAATTTCAGGAAAGTATAAAAGTCAATTTTTTGAACAAATAGATTTTTTTATGGATACTGAAACTTGGCTTATGCGGGCTATTGATATAGCGAAAAAGTCAAAAGGACGCAAAAATATACCTCAAAATATTAAAGATACCTTTAATAGATTGTATACAAAAGCACAGAAAGAAAATCTATATGTGCTTTATTGTAAAATTGCTGAATTAGGTCTAGCAAACAGCCTTATTGATGCGTCTAAATTAGCTTCCGAAGCTGAGGCTTTTGTAGAGGTACACAAAGATGCCCCCCCTCACGCCATCAAACCTATTTGGTATGTTGCTGCGAACGCGTACGAAAGAATAGGTGACCTAGCCGCCAAACGCCGCTGCCTTGAAGGATCAGTTGGTGAAACACTACGCATGCGAGAGCAAGTTAGTGGCGCCTCAGCTAAAGCATTTTGGACCAGACGAGCTATAGGAGAACTGCGCTTCATCGGCAACTTGCAGGATCGTGTTGCCGAACTACGTAGGGAGCTTACAGACTTCGAGGACGCATCACTCGATGAAGTCACGCCATTTAGCATTCCTATGGATCTCACAAAAATGAAAGCTGGGACAGTCAAAATATTTGAAAATTTAACACTTCCAGAAATATTTATAAATCTTTCTTGCCTATCAAATTCTCCAACCATAAATTCTCTTCGAGAAAATTTCGAAAAACATCGAACAGGATTATCTTCTTTATTTGGAACTACCTATTCAGATCGTGAAGGAAAAACGATAGCTGTAACACAACCTCCACCCTCAACTGGAGATATAGAAGATGATGCTCTAAAAGATTATTCTCGATTATTTATGGAAATCCATCGAAGATGCGTTGTCCAAGGAATGATTGAGCCCGCAAGAGAAAGTATTTCTTTTCGTTTTTCTCTTGAGCATAGACATTTTTTACCTATAACTAGACTGAGCTTGTTTGTTCCCCAAGGGTATGAATATATATTCGCACTTGGATTTGCTCGTTTGTGGCAAGGCGATTTCGCCTCTGCGAGTTATCTTTTGATACCACAACTTGAAAATTCTTTGCGTCATGTATTGAAAAACTCAAGCATTATTTCATCAAAAATAAGCCCTAATTTACTTCAAGAAGATCGATCTTTATCTGGACTTCTCGAATCACTACGAGAGCATCTCGAAGAAATTTTTACAAAAGACATAATATACGAAATTGACTTGCTTTTTAACCACAAAATAGGGCCTGCCCTCCGCCACGCAATGGCGCATGGTAAAATATCATCTGGAGATGCTTATAGTGACGATTGTGTCTATGCTTGCTGGTTTATTTACAGACTTACATGCCTTCCATTAATTTCTGTCTGGAAAAGCCATGTAGCACCTCAAATAGAAGATCTATCCTTTTAAAGGTTTTATTTCATAATATTTCATTTGTGAGGTTTCTTTTAATGCCCATTGACCTGAAACAGGAACAGACAGTAAACATCTAATCTCTGCGAAGGCGTGTGACTGGAAACGGTCCACGCCTTTTTTATAGGCTTTTTGCCTTCCCCAAAAGTGAATCAGAAATGCGGACACTCGCACCTGCGAGCGCAGGCGACGTGTGCCGTCGCGGCGCGCAGCACTATTTTGTGCTGGCGGTCGATGGTGGGCGGGCTCTTTGCGTGCCCGTCATCTTTGATCGCACTTATATTCATCGCGCTGATGTCTCTATCTGGGGCAAGCGCGAAAAATCTTTCCGCCTGGTTGGTTCAGTAGTTGTCCGGTGTACCGAACAGCGTTGGCAGAAGAATGGCTGGGATAGTCGCATCATGCAGGCCAATCCGGCCTTTATGCGAAAAATCCTCGCCAGCTTTCGTCGTGATATCGAAGCCCAGGCTATAGAGGCCGGTGGCTCAGGATTGTACCAATCCGTCCTGGCGCGCGGCCCCAAGTTGGGTGATCGTGGTCGAAAGAAAGGCGGTTCGCCTTCTGACTGACCAGGGCAAAAGCCGACACGATAACTCAGAGTTATCTGACAAGCCTGCGCAGGCTGAGTGTCAGATAACCCTCTGGAAGGGTTCAGAACCCGTCCGATAATACCTGTTATCTGACGGTTTTTCAGGGTCTCCGCAGGATCGGAAACCCTTATAATTCAATACCTTGTCGGAGAGTTGGGCCAATGGCGCCAGCGACGGACGCGAAAAAGCCCCGTATCTCTGATGACGATCGCCTCGTGAATATGTGGCTCCACAACCGGTCCGCGAACACGTCCCGCGCCTATCGTGCGGATGTAGACGCGTTCCGTCAGTGGGCAGGCAAGCCGCTTGCGGATGTTGTCCTGGATGACCTGCAAGGCTGGTTTGATGGCCTCGCAGGATCAGACGCCACGCGCCGTCGAAAGTTGGCGTCAGTCAAATCGGCTCTGGCCTTCGGGGTCCGCGTTGGTTTTCTGGATGTGGACGTTGGCGCAGCGATTCGCCTGGAGCGCGGGCGCGATCGTCTCAGTGAGCGGATCCTCACAGAAGAGGATGTAAAGCGCATCATCGAGCAGGAGCCCTGCCCACGAAAGCGGGTCGCGCTCCGCGTTCTGTATTTCATGGGGCTGCGCATCTCAGAGATGTGCGCCCTCAAATGGCGAGACATGACACGGCGTCAACAGGGAGGCGTGGCCTCCGTGTTCGGCAAGGGAAACAAGACACGCCATGTGCTTGTCCCCGCAAAGCTGTGGAAAGAGATCGTGGCTGTGAGAGCAGACGACTGGCGTCCCGATACGCCTGTTGTCCCCGGCCACGATGGGAGCCCGCTTCACTTGAGAGCGGCACATCGCCTCGTGAAGCGGGCGGCGAAGCGTGCCGGATTGCCTGATGCCTCTGCGCACTGGTTCCGGCACGCCCACGCCTCACACGCCCTGGACAATGGCGCGCCAGCGCATGTCGTCCAGCAGACTTTGGGACATTCCGACCTGAAGACCACAACACGATACGCCCACGTCCGAGAGGGCGATGGCGGCGGCAATTACCTGAAAGACTGACGCCTCACGAAAACGCGGCGTCGGCCATTATTGGAGAACGCTATGAGCACCCGATACCGACGACGCCCTGAGACGCCTGATGAAATCAGAGCCGAGAACGTAAACTTCTGGACGCGCGCTGCCGAGCGCTACGAACGTACAGCGCAATACGCCCGAATGCCTGGAATGAAGCTCTGGGCCGCTGCCGAGGCGCGCCGTGCCCGTGAGATTGAAGCCAAGCGCAAGCGAGAACAGGCATGAGCCACAATCCTGACGACTACATGACAGATTCCGCAGGACGCCTTGTCCCGCGTGCGAACGTGAAGCCGGAAGACCTTCTCCAGGACGAACTGGTTAAGAAACTCTTTGAGCGTGCCCGCTCCATTCGAGATGGGATGCGCCAGTTTCGTGAGGATGCTGACAGCGATATCCGGGCTTTTCTCGACCTGCTAGCTGAGCAGTATGGAGCCAAGAAAGGTGGCGCGAAGGGCAATCTGACACTGGCGACCTATAACGGCTGCGAGCGCGTGACCATCGCCATCAGTGACACAATTACCTTCGGTCCTGAACTCCAGATCGCCAAGGAGCTGGTAGACAGCTGTCTGACACGCTGGACAGAAGGCGGAAATGCCAACATCCGCGCTGTTGTCACGGATGCCTTTGACGTGGGCAAGGAAGGCAAGCTGAACGTCTCGAAGATCCTAGGCTTGCGCCGGCTTTCGATTGACGATGAGGAATGGAAACGCGCCATGCAGGCCATCACTGACGCGGTGAAGGTCAATGCCTCTCGCAGCTACATCCGTTTCCATGAACGCGCCTCAGCTGATGGCGCGTTCGTTCAGGTGCCATTGGACATTGCCAAGGCATGAGCCTCATTTTGGCGGCTGACAGGCCTGATAAAGCTTTTTTCCATAGGAAGTTTGAAGACTAGACTCCATAAAATTACCGCTTCTATGATTTAAACACCTGAGGGAGATCAGTTTATCTATAGAAATAGAAATATCATCATAATCAATATTAGTTCCAGAAGTTATTTTTAAATAAATATTTGTTTCGTTCGTACTTTCATTAGAATTACAATTCTGTATTATAAAATTAAAGCAAGCAACATCAAATACGTCCATATTCTTAAGTGTATCTATATAATCTCTTCGAAAACCGTTCATCTGTCCCGTTGCAAATTTCGCTAGCATATTGGCCCATATATCCTGAAGCTCTTTTCGATCATCATCTTGAATTGCTTCGAGCAGAGGGTCTATTTCACTTGAAGTCAAAATTTCTTCGAGGTTGTCTTCTATTTTCCTGTTTCCAATTTTTTCTTTGGCTAGTTTTTCTACTCTCTCTGTACGCCTGCGCTCCTTATGATCCTTAAGAGGATCAGACACATAAGTTTCGAGAAATTGCCTTAATACCTCGACACCCTCGGGGAAAGCTCGACGAGTTTCGATCGCTGTATGTAAAAAGTTATCAAACGGAACCAAGTCCATCTCTACAATCCTTCACGCGTTTGATCAGAATAAGTAATAACAGTGGTGCTTTCACCATCTTCGAATGGAATCACTTCTCTGTCCACCATGTGGAATCGGCGGTGACGTGCTTGCTCGGCACTTTCGCCTTTACGTGGCCTTCCACCTAAAGAGCCATTGTGCCGACTTGTAATTACTCTCTCTGTCGCCCCGGATATTTTCGCTATTTTCACGTCCATTGTCGCTTCTAACATCGCCCGGACACCTTGTTTGCGAGGCATTGGGAAGTCTAGTCCGGATTTCTGCCATTCTTGCAGGGCTGCTGCTTCTCCAAGTGCGTCCCACAGGGCGAGCACGCGGGCAAAGCGGTTGAACCATTCCTGTCGGCTAACTGGGGTAGCATATCGACCTGTTGCTCGGATCGCTGGCAGGACTTCAGATGTGACCCACTTCTTGAAACGCTTGGCAGCGGCCTTCCGACTTGTGAAGATCAGACTGTAAAGACCGCTTTCGTTGATAACGGTCACTTCCTGTGGCCCGCCAAGGGTGTCCATAGTATGGACACCCTTTTCATCCTCATCCAATCGGGCAGCAGGATTGCGAGTGTTCGTAAGCTCAAGCACTTCACAAACATCGGCCAGCATCCACCATGGCTGACCATCACGCATGACCACCCGAACGTCGTGGCTTTCGAAGCTGAAGGGAACCAAATCCGTCATGCCCGTGCCTCCGTTGCGAACATGGCGATGTCCTGAAGAAGACTGAACATGACCTGCACCTCTGGCTGTTCTGTCTCCACTTCGCAGTCTGCAATGTGACTAGGCAGATAGATCTGGACGACTTTAGCCTTGGCCTTGATGCCGAAGATCGTTTGCGCGGATATCTGGCTGATGCGACCAAGCAGATCAATTTCAAGCCAGCAGAGGCTTTCTTCTTTTTCCAGTTCGACCAGATATGCCTGAGATCCGATAGGATACTGTGATCGGGTATCGAGTTGAGAGCGAACAGCAATGAACTCATCGCACAGGCTGATAAGCTGTACGTCTGGACGTTCCATTGCTTGAACTGCACCTGTCATAGACAGCGTGGCAAGTCCGGCGAGCATAGCGCGTCGAGATGTGCTAGAGGCATGAATAGCCTTCGACATGGGGTGCATTCCCTTGTTTGGGGTTAGGGAGGCTTGCGGTTGGCAGACTGCTTGCCTCCCGAACTTTTTGCGGGCATAAAGTTGGAATGTCAACACTAAATGCTAGCAAAAAGAAGATGGGACGACCTCGTGTGGACAGCGAGGAAGTCAGTGCACGCATACAGCGGACCTTATTGCAACGACTTGAGGATTGGGCTGCGAAGCACGATATTCCTCGTGCGGAAGCAATCCGTCGCCTCATTCAGATTGCGTTAGATGCCGATACGAAATAGGCTCAATTGTAGCAGTAAGTTACAATTGACAGTATTTTAGGTAGGCATACCGTGTACGTATTGATTTTAGTTATCGCACTGATTGTTTGGGCCTCTTTGGCATTCGCAGCAAAGAAAGAAAATGCCCCTCGAATGACCAGACAACAAATCCGTTATTTACAAAAGAAGTCGCGAAAGACAGGCGTTCCTATCAATGAAATTTCTTATAATCCCCGTAATAAGATCCCTAATGGGATAGAATCCATCGACCACGGGAAAGCACGCAAAAGAGATAGCTAAACATCATGTCTAATACGAAGTTTCGAACCGTCTGTTAGACACACGACAGTCTCGCCGTCCGATATGGTGGCGGTTAAAAAGAAGTCCTCAGTGATTTCCGGAGCATCATCCGGATCAACCCACTTTGGCTCTCGGCGTTCGCTCTCTAAGCTCATGCATATCTCTCCAGCAATCTAGATTTGATTACATACAACGGTGAGAAGCGTTATGGCCCTGCTACGTTGCATCAATAGCGGGTTAGCAGTGCTGGATACCAGCATTGCCCGCGTTCCTCCCAAGACGGCGGATGCGTTCTACGTGTCGAAGGAATGGCGCGGCCTGATGGCCACCATCCTCAAGCAGCGTGGGCGCGTCTGCGAGCGCTGCGGCCGCACGGGCTGCCGGATCTTCGGTGATCATATCGTTGAACTGAAGGATGGCGGCGCGAAGCTGGACCCATCGAACGTCCAGCTGCTCTGTGGTTCGTGCCACACGGCCAAGACGGCGCAGGCCAGAGCAAGACGAACGGCAAAAAACTGGTAAAAATGGCTGTAAACTGCCGTTTTTTCATCTCAACACGCCAAACCATACTGAAATGGTACGGATTGAAGGGGGTGGGTCGGATCTTCAGGCCGGCCCAGGGGGCGTAACCGCGCCAGTCCCACGCGTGAAAATTTTTCCTGAAATTACGAAATGAGGTGCGCACCATCCTGCGCAGGACGGTCCAGAATGTCGAAGAAACCGCCAACAGACTGGGCGGAAATTGCCAACGCTTATTGCGCGGGAAGCCTGTCAAACCGCCAGATTGCCAAGCAATTCGGGATTGCTGAAAGCACCCTGCGCAAGCACATCGCGTCTGAAGGATGGGAGAAAACGGGCGCGCAAAAGGTGCGCACTTCTACCCCAAAAGTGCGCACCACTGCGCACCGACGTCCAGTTGCGCAAAAACGCCCTTCACCCGTCGTCGCGGAAGCCATTCCCGAAGACCTGGAAGGCCGCCTTTTGAGCCTGGCCGAGCGCATGACTGATGAACTGGAAGACATCACGGCGCATCATGGCGAAATCTCGGAAGCGATTGAAATCGAGACCGCTAACGACGAAAATTCGCGGCGGCGGGATGCCATGATGAAAGCCATCAGCCACCCGGTGCGTACGAATTCGCTCAAAACGATTGCGCAGACAGTCGCGCTTTTAGGCGGCAAAGCTGGTGCCAAAAAAAGGCAAGAAAGAGCAGCAGAAAGACGCGGCGGAAAACGCGTCTTCAGGTCGGTTCGCTCCAATGAGCCAGCCCAAGCTCGTGGTGAACAATGGCAAATGACGGGGCGGTCAAAACAACCTCTCGGGCACGAAAAACGACGCCAAAACGATCGGGCATAAAAAAAGCGGTCAAACAGGTCGCAGCTATTACAGCGGCCGTTGCGAGCCTCACCTGGTCAACGGCCTGCCCTGATTGGGAACAGCGGATTGTTGCCCGCGAAAGCCTGATCCCCTGCGCACCTCTTTTCCCTGCCGCTGCCAAGCAGGGCATGGACGTTTTCAACGCCCTGAAGCTCGTCGACGTGATGGGCGAGCCAACGATTGGAGAGTCCTGTCGTCCCTGGCTGAAGGATTTCGCGGCATCCTTCTTTGGATCCTACGATCCGGACACAGGCGTCCGACACATCAACGAATTCTTTCTGCTGGTCAGCAAGAAGAACACCAAGTCCACCATCGCTGCCGGCGTCATGCTGACCCAGCTCGTCCTGAACTGGCGGCGGTCTGCCGAATTTCTCATTCTGGCACCGACCAAGGAAGCGGCTGACAACGCCTTCAAACCAGCACGGGACATGGTCCTGAATGACCCTGACCTGGCCGCCATCTTTCATGTTCAGCAGTATAACCGCGTCATTACCCACCGACAGACAGGCGCTACCCTCAAAGTCGTTGCGGCTGATGGTCAGGCAGTGGTTGGCAAGAAAGCTACGGGGATCCTGATCGACGAACTATGGGAATTCGGTAAGAAGCCGACAGGCGAGAACATGATCATGGAGGCCATGGGCGGCATGTCCTCACGGCCGGAAGGCTTTGTGATCTACCTCTCCACTCAGTCGGAAGAAGAGCCCGCTGGCGTTTTTAAATCGAAGCTGGAGTATGCCCGGTCTGTCCGGGATGGAAAGCTGGAAAACAAGAAGTTCTTTCCGGTCATCTATGAGTTTCCCGCCTCTCTTATCGAGACTGAGAAACACAAAGATCCAGACAATTGGTACATCACCAATCCGAACTATGGGCTGTCAGTCAGTGAGGACTTTCTTCTCAGTCAGTTTGACCAGCAGAAAGAAGCCGGTGAAGGCCCACTACGGGTCTGGATGGCCAAGCATCTCAACGTCGAGGTCGGTCTCTCTCTCAGAGAAAAAGCCTGGGCCGGTGCGAAATACTGGGAAAAGTGCGGCGATCCGGACCTGACCCTAAAAGAGCTTGTCAGGCGATCTCGTGTCCTCGTCGTCGGCATTGACGGCGGTGGCCTGGATGATTTCCTGTCCATGGTCGTTCTGGGCTGCGATGAGGAAACTGAAGAGTGGCTGCATTGGCAATGCAGCTGGGTCTTCTGCGATGTCCTCAAGACCCGCAAAGAAGAGGCTCCCCGCTATCTCGACTTCGAGAAACAAGGCGATCTCGTCCTGGTCACACTCATGCAGGATGACATCATTGAATTGGGCGACATCGCAGAGGATCTCAACCGATCAGGCAAACTCGCCCTGATCGGGCTCGATCCAGCTGGGGTCGCGGAAATCGTTTTTGAGCTTCGCCGTCGCGGGATCGAGGAAAGCCAAATCGTTGGTGTGAGCCAGGGATGGAAGCTCACCGGACCGATCAAGACCCTAGAGCGGAAGCTGGCTGACGGGTCTTTCCATCATGGCGGACGCCCTATCATGGCCTGGGCCGTCGGCAATGCCAAAGCCCAGGCACGCGGCAACAACATCGAAATCACCAAGCAGTTAGCGGGCGGAAAGAAGATCGATCCCCTGATGGCCACGTTCGATGCCGTGGCCTGCATGTCCAAAAACCCGGAGCCGCCCGGATCCAAAAGCATTTTTGACCGTGAGGATTTATGGGATTCCTGAACTCCATTTTCGGCGGATCTCAACGTCCCCCTGCGGAACGTATCGAGCGTGTCTTGCCGCCCGTGATGGCCCAGAGCTTAGAAAACCCCAGCACCCCTCTCTCTGAGATTGGCACATGGAATGAGTTTCTGGGGCTTCCGGGTACCAGCGATGACTGGATGCCGCCTGTCAGTGAACGCACCGCTATGGCCTGTTCGGCTGTCTATCGGTGCGTGACTTTGGAAGCGGGTGTCATCGCAGGACTTCCACTCAAGATTTACCGCCTGTCTGCGGACGGGCAGCGCGAAGAGCTACCAAACCATAGGCTGATGCCACTCCTTCAGACTGCACCTTTTCCAGGGCGGGCTCTCACAGCTTTCTCCTGGCGGGAACTCTGGGGCGTGAACATGCTGCTCTGGGGCAATCATTACAGTGCCATCCGTTACGACGGCGCTGGCCGTGTCATCGGCTTTGACGCCTATATGCCCTGGCAGGTCCAGGTGGTCCGATTGCCTGGCAAGCGTGGCATCAATTTCTACGTTTGTACGGATGACGACGGCAACAGCGAAGTGCTGCATCAGGAAGACATGCTGCACATTCCTGGACCGGGCTTTGACGGCATCAAGGGATTGTCCCGGATCCAGTCGTTTGCTCGTGGATCGGTCGGCCTGGCACGCTCGATGGAAGAGCGCACTGGCCGTGTCCATCAGAACGCCTCGATGCCGAGCGGTGTCATGCAGGTTCCTGGAAAAATGTCTGATCCAGCTTTCAAACGGCTCCGACGCCAGCTGGAAGAGGCGCACACGGGCGTGGCCAACTGGGGAAAAACGGTCATCGCGGATGAAGGGTCGAAATATACGCCCTTCCAGCTCTCGCCACAGGACCTTCAGACCATCGAAGCCAGACGTTACCAGGTGGCGGATATTTCCCGCTTCTTTGGCGTCCCGCTCCATCTGCTGAACGAGACGGACAAGACCACGTCCTGGGGCACAGGCCTGTCTGAGAACACGCTGGCGTATCTGATCTTTTCGTTGGACGCCGATCTGCGGCGGATCGAAAGCGAGCTGAATTACAAGCTGTTCTCGGGCACCCGTCTGTTCGCAGAATTTGACCGGGACGGCCTGCTGTCCATGGATCCGGCCAAGACCGCCACGGTCATGCAAAGCGAGATCTCCAGTGGCGTCAGCACCATCAACGAGGCGCGTCGGAAGAAGAACCGGCCACCCGTCAAGGGCGGCGACACGCCATTGATCAACAGCACCAACGTGCCGTTGACAACACAGGCAGCGAAGGGGCCGGATAATGCCCCGCCTGTTCCTCAACCTTCACCAGGGCAACAGGAATGAAACGCTATAATGCCCAGTCAGGCCGGTTCTCAAACCGTGCCCTTCTGGCCTTTACACAGGCAGGGCTTCCCCAGACCCTGACCAGCCGGCCACGCGCAGACGGGCAACCGGCCGAGATCCTGCTGTATGACGAAATTGGCTTTTGGGGTGTGACGGCCAAGGACTTCGCCAACCAGCTGGCGCAGGTCGGTCCCGGACCGATCAACCTGCGCATCAACAGCCCTGGTGGTGACGTGTTCGATGGCCTGGCCATCTATGCCTCGCTCAAGCAGCATGATGGCGCAGTCAATGTCATCATTGACGGCCTTGCAGCCTCTGCTGCCTCCTACATCGCTCTGGCAGGCGATACGGTCATGATCGCACCCAACGCCTTCATGATGATTCACAATGCCTGGGGCCTTGTCGTCGGCAACAAAGCGGACATGACGGCTACGGCTGGCGTCATGTCCAAGATTGATGGCCAAATGGCGGCCCTTTATTCCGGCAAAACAGGCCAAAGTGTGGAAGAGATTTCTGCACTGATGGATGCCGAGACCTGGTTTACGGCCGAAGAGGCCAAAGATGCAGGTCTGGCCGACGTCATCGTGAATGATGACCGCACGACCTCGCCATCCGCCAAGATCGACCTGACACCTGACAAGGATGTCCTCGCACTGGCGGCCGAGATGGCCACCGCCTCACGCCAGCGCATGGCGCGACTGGCTGAGGCTGAAAACGCCCTCTGACTATGATTTTCCCGCCCTTCAAGTGAGGCGGGATCTAAACGGAACCCCACCCCTAGAGCGTGGCGGTCCCCTTTCATCCCAAAACAGGAAATCCCATGCGTTCCAAGGAATTGCGCGCCAAGCGTGCAAAGCTGATTTCTGACGCCCGCGCTCTGATCAACGGCGAGACCGTCACAGCCGAGCAGAATGCCCAGTTTGATGCCATGATGGCCGAGGCAGACGAACTGAAGGCTCGAATTGATCGCATTGAAACAGCAGAAGCTGCTGAAGCAGAACTGGCCGTGCAGATTGCGGCCCGTGGCGAAGGTGAAGGCCGAGGCGCAGACGAACAGCGCGATCGTGAAACGCAGGAAGTCCGTGTCTTCGGTGCATGGCTGCGTGGTGGCATGGACAACCTTGCCGGAGAGGACCGTGTCTTCGCCCTCAACCAGGCACGCCTGGGCACTGAGTTCCGGGCCGCACAAAGCACCCAGTCCGGTCAGGCTGGCGGCTATCTCGTGCCTCCCCTCTTTGCCGATCAGCTCCTGGTCGCTCTGAAGGGATACTTCACAGCACTGGATCTGTTCGACGAAATCTCCACCGCATCAGGTGCACCGCTCCCCTGGCCAACGAACGACGATACATCGGCCCGCGCCAAGATCATTGGTGAAAACACTACGATCAGCACCAGCGACCTCAAGTTCGGCATCTCTAACGTCCTGGCCTATCTCTACGCGACGGATGCTGCCCTGGTGCCCTGGACGCTGATGCAGGATTCCTTCCTTGATCTGGACGCCTTCCTGCGCACGGCTCTGGCGACGCGCTTTGGCCGTACCCTGGCGGATGATCTGACTGTAGGTACCGGCACGAATATGCCTCAGGGTGTCTGCACAGCTGCGGGCGTGGGCGCGACGACGGCTGCGGTCGCCATCGGCTATGATGACGTTCTCGACCTGCAGCACAGTGTGGATCCAGCCTATCGTCAGGGCGCTTCGTTCATGTTCAACGATATGACGTTCAAGGCTCTGCGCAAGCTGAAGGACAATGAAGGCCGTCCGCTCTGGTCGCCATCCATTGCTGAAGGCGCACCGGATATGTTCGCGGGATCACCTCTGAACATCAACCAGAGCATGCCTGACATCGGCGCTGGCAATAAGGCGATGCTGTTCGGCAACTTCAAGAACTACAAGTTCCGAAACGTGAAAGGCCTGTCGGTCGTGCGCCTGAATGAGCGCTATGCCGACGCTCTCCAGACCGCCTTCTTCGGATATGCGCGCTTCGGCGGCGGTATGCCTGGTGCCGGTACGGCCATCAAGGCGCTCCAGACAGGCGCAGCGCCAGCGAACGGCGGCGGCTGATCTCAAGCAGGAGACTGATCGATGAGAAGCATTGCCCTCGGGTCAGCTCCTGCCCTGGTGCCTTTGGCCTCTCTGGCGGATCTGAAAGCTGACCTGGGCATCACGGATGTCCAGTCTGATACAGACCTCCAGAGATATCTTCTGGATGCAACGGAGACCGTGCTGACATTTATCGGCCGGCCCCTTCTGTCCCAGACCTGGCAGGACCAAATCTTTGTGCGTCCCTTCCCTCGCACGCTGTCTCTGCTCCTCGGCGTCTATCCCGTTCACAAAGTGATTGCGGTCACACGAAACGGCACAGCGCTTGAGCAAGATACCATCAACGATCTGGTCATCGATTACGACTGCGGCGAGCTCTACCGGCCTGATGTCACACAGCCTTTCTGGCCGGCAGGCCGGTATATCGTGACCTATGAGGCGGGTTATAGCCCGCCCGTCACTTTGAATGACGGAACCGTGCAGCCTGGAAATTTTCCGGGTGCCATTTGCCTGGCCGTGCGGCGCGTCGCAGCAGCCTCCTACTATGCTCAGGGCCGTGATCCGACTTTGAAATCAGAAAATGAACAGGGCGTGGGCTCCACAAGCTGGGCTGTTCCAGATCCCTCTTTAGGAGGACTGACACCGGAAGCGGCTGGACTGGTGCAACGTTTCCGCAGCACAGGGTGTGCCTGATGGGCTATCAGACAGAACGCCGGCGTCGTCAGATCCGCCGTAAAGGCCGCATGATGGCGCTGTCCCGTGCAAATAATGGCAGCCTTCCAGCTCCCGTTGCCGTGAGCCTGATCGCCTATTCCGCTCCCCCTGCTACAGCGGCGCTGGAAGCGGGCGTATCAGTCATGCCGTTCGTGGCGGAAATTCTGAATGATGAGCTGCAAGCTGCTGGATATGGCCGCCCGCGCAACATGGACCAGCTGAAGGACGGCGAGCGGATTTATACGCTGACAGATGCGACAGCCGTTTATGACGGCGATCAGATCTGCGGCTGGAAACTCTTTGCAGCAGGTGGAACATGACGTCTCCCGTCGTCTGGATGGACGGTTTCCAGCGTGCGTCTGCGGCCATGGCCCCTTTTGGCATTCCGGTGCTGGATGCGATGGCGCAGGCTACGGAGGATCAGCAGCACCCTTGGGTTCTGTTCGAAGTGGCTAGCGCGGACGGCGATCGCCTCGGCGTCGGTGAGATGGTTGACGAAGAAACTGGTCAGATCTGGCTGCACCTGTTCGTGCCACGCGGTTCTGGGGCCTTGCCGGCACTCGAACGCCGCAAGGCCCTGTCAGTCGCGTTTCGCGTCCCGGACGGTGCCGCACCCGAAGGTCTCTATTATGACGGAAAGTCTTACGATCCGCCCGACAGTGACCAGACAGGAAAGTGGGTCCGGTTCAGTCTGTCCGTGACCTATCGGTACCAGGACATCGTCCTGCCTCTGCCATCCCCCTGATTTTGTCTGACACAGCCACCCTCACGGTGGCTTTTTTTATGAGGTGAAACCATGGCCTTCACGGGCTCGACAGCAGGGTATCAGGCCGGTGCCCAGTCTAATGACACGGCCATTGCCTATGGTCTGGAGAAAACTTACGGCGTCCAGGCGACCGGGACATTCCAGAGCACCCGTTTCACGGGCGAAAACTTCCGTCCTCAGGACACAACGCAGCGTCCGGATGAAATCAATACGGACATCGAAGCCTCTCAGGAAGTCGTCACACAGACCACGACCTCAGGCACGCTGTCTGGTGCCCTGTCGTATGGCACCTATGACGACATGCTGGCTGCCGTCCTTGGCGCAGACTGGAACAGCAACACGATCCAGAACGGTGCAGTCGTCAAAACCTGGACGGTCATCGAAAAGCTGGGTGGAAAATGGCTGGTGCGTCCAGGCTCCTTCTGCACGCAGGCACAGCTCACCTTTGCCCAGGGAAGCTTCTCGTCCGTCGCGTTTGACTTCACCTGTAAAGGCCAGTCCATCGCAGACGCGGATCCTGCGACGGCTTATACGGCAGCCCCGACAGGCCGGATTTTCGACACGGTCGGCAACTTCTCCGGCCTGACCATTCAGGGCAAGACACCTGCTGGTTGTATTCGTCAGGTTCAGATCACCCTGAACCGGAATGGCTCCGGGGCTGACTATGGCATGGGCCATGCGGATGCCTGCGGGATCCGTCCTGGCGAAATTCTGGCAACAGGCCAGATCCAGTATTTCTTCAAGACCTGGGACGAATACCAGCTCTATGCCGCTGGCACACAGGGACCGATCGCCATTACAGTGAAGGACGCGGCCGGAAACAGCTACGTTTTCACGTTCCTGAACGCAGCCCTCCGTAACCCGCAGATCAACGCCGGCAGCAAGAACACCACGATCGTGGCCACGTTCGACATCTCCGGCAATCCTCTGGCAGCGGGCGGCACGTTCAAAATCGATCGCATCCCGGCAACACCTCCAGCGTCTGGCGGGAATTAAAGGGAAGTCACGCCATGCCTGACAATATTCAGTGCCCTGGCGTGATGGTGGCGTCCGCCCGGACCCTGCGGCTGCTGGCGTCCAGTACGCCGCCGCTCTGGGGTGTACGGCTGCCTTCCATTCCCCAGAGCTGGGTTCCGAAATCACCGACAGACGTTCTGGAATATGCGCTGGATCCAGTCCGCTGGCTGGCAGATTCCGGCGACGTGCTCGACCAGGTCACGGCGGCTGTGCCTGACCAGACATCGGACGCGGATCTAACGGTCCTGTGGGCGGCAAAAGTGAATGGATTGGCCGTCGTCTGCCTGGCGGGTGGTCAGCCAGGAACAACAGTTCCTGTGCAGGTCAGTCTGAAAACCGTCTCAGGTCGGCAGCACACCGAACGGGTTTTCGTCGTGATCAACGCGGACAGTTCGGCGCAACCCGTCCCGCCCGGCCCGACCCTGCCAGACGGCAGCCCTATCCCTCCCAACGCGATCCGCCTCCCGGACGGCTCGATCCTCACAACCGACGACAACCGGCCGTTGCTGCTGGCGTAGGAAACCCAAAATGACCACTTTGCCTGGGACGCCGCTATCTGCTCTGCAGGACGCAACAGGAAAACCCACGCCTGACGATCGTATTCTGGCGTTTGTCGGCGGAAAACTGGCGTGGCTGACGATCCAGCTGGCGCAGGAAGGCAGTGTTCCCCTGTCCGGTGACAGCACGATTGACGGACAGATCGCCCTGACGAAAGCACCGACTGAGGACGAACACGTCGTCCGCAGAACGGATCTGGCTCAGGCGCTTTCAGATAGCAATCTGGCCGTTTACGCGGATCAGGCCGCAACGGGTGCAAAACAGTCTCAGGCCTCGGCTGCTGCGTCTGGGATCAATTCAGGGAAAGCCGCGCAATCCGCTTCAGACGCGGCCGCCATTCTGGAGGGTACACAGCAGGCGCAGTCTCAGATTGAGGCGGTCTCTGCTGCTGCCCAAAATTCCGTTTCCGGTGTCACGGCGGATGCCAATGCCGCTCGCGTGCTTCTGACAGCGGCAATCGAAGGCAATGCACCTCTGACTTATCGCGGCTACTGGAACGCCGCCACGAACAGCCCTGCTTTGACCAGTGGCGTTGGCGCTGAAGGCGACGTGTACCGCGTGTCTGTGGCGGGTACGACCAATCTCGACGGGAACGCCGCCTGGTCCGTTGAAGATGCGGCGTGGTTTCATAATGGCGCATGGCAGTTCTTCGCTCGTGCGGGGTGGGCCGCGTTTGCCCAGTCGATTACGGCGGCGGGATCTGTCACGGCCGGGACGAACCGGTTCTCGGCGGCGGGTGGTGGCAATTTTGCGCAGGTCTGGATTGACGCGACGGCCCGCCTACTGGCGGCAATGTCGTCAGACGGATCGCTGATTTCCTACGGAGCGAGTGCCCGTCTGGCGGGCCGCCTCCTGAGTACGACTCAGATTTCCGGCGGCGGTGAACTGGTGATCGGCGGTGACAGTTCTGTTCTCGGCAATACCACGTCCGCCCGCTGGCCTGGTGTGCAGACACGCCCTGACGTGGCTCTGTCTGTTCAGTCCCGGCCGCCTGGGCGGTTTGATGACGTGGTCTGTGGATATGCTGTCGGCGATACTTGGCGACACAACGCCACGCTCTACACCTGCACCAAAAATAGCGCGCGTGGGGCTGTCTGGAGCCGGAACGCATCCGGGATTGATGCGCCATATGATGCCCTGTTCGGGTCGGCGCTATTGGACGTCTGGTCGCTCAAACGGGCAGTTTCCGGCTATACCGGTGCCCTGATCGACGTCCAGATTATTCAGGATGGGGCCTGGTCGGCAGCTGTCCCGATTGGTCAGAACGGATCTGGAGGGCTGGACACACTTGCTCTGAACGCGCTGCTGGCGAAACGTGACAGTGGGACACGGGCTGCCGTTGTTCGCTGGCACGGTCAGAACGGGAAAGCGGATCTGACAGCCTCGCCGGATACGGCCCCGCATATCGGCGAAACGACGGTCAACGGCGCTCCTGCCGTGTCCTGGGACACCACGGGTTCCGGTGTCGCCATGAGTCTGAGCAGTACCACGATCAGTCTCCCTCAGGCGGGTTGGTCCGTGCTGACGGTCGGGCGTTACACGGGAACGAATACGTCTCTGGGTGAAAACGTGGCAATGGTGACGGGGGGCACTGGCACTGCAAACCGGTTCTCGACTGTCGCGGGACTGACTGAAGACGGACGTGTCGGACTCTATCTGGGCTCTGGTGGCTGGGTAGCTGGCACGAAGCCTCAGGAAACGTCTCCGTCCGTCGGTGGCCTGCTCTGGGACGGCGCGTCTGCGGGCGTGGTCCACGGTGGGGACGTCGATCTGCTGGCCGTTCCGGCTGGAACGGTCACGGGGGCGTTTACGGGTCTGTCTCTCGGCTGCCTGACCCATGGCTCTGGTGATACCGGCACACCGAGCAATCTGGTGTTGACCGAAGCTGTTGCGCTGACAGGTGCGGTCTCAGCGGCGACGCTTGCAGCGTACAATGCCGCGATTTCGGTTCGGCACCGGTTGGTGCCACAGGCGTCGTACGAACTGCACACAATCGGAGATAGTCGCACTGCGGGTTATATCAATTCGGACGGCTATTCGTGGCCCGCGATTGCTATCGAAGAAGGTTACCTCGATACGCCTCCGCGCCTGTTCAACTGGGCCGTGTCGGGCTCCACGACGCAAGACTTTATCGGTTACACGCAGGCGTCTGTCGTCGCGGCAATCAAGACGGCAACGCGACCGGTGCTCTGCACGATCTGGCTCGGCGTCAACGACTACGGGAAAATTGGGTACGATCCCGCTGCGGTGTGCGGTCGGGTTCAGTCAATCGCGGCCACTTTGCTGGCGGCCGGGGCAAAGCATGTTTTTGTTCTGTCCGAGGTTGAGGGGCCGTCTCAGGGCGTGTTCACGGCCACGTTCGGCCGACTGGCGGGCGTGACACTGATCAATCCGTTTTCTCCCGATCTGTCTCTGTACAGCACGACAGACGAAACTCTCTGGCACCTGGATCACGTTCATCCTCTCCCGGATTGTGATCGGGCAATCGCCGGAATCGTCTCCACGGCAATCAATCACTATCTGGAGGATGCAGCGTGACAGCACTCTGCACACAACTGCTGGGACAGACTGGTGGTCTGGGAGGTTTGTACCTGCCCACCACGCAGCAGCCGAGTTATGCGGCGCGCTTTGACGCGGGCAATCCGTCGGACAATCTGGCACTGGGCGGATCTCCGGCAATCGTGTTCGGCTCGCCTGTTGTGACGTCTGGCGGGTCTGGTGTTCTGCCGTCGATCGCGCTTCAGACGCTGAATACACCCCAACAGTATGTCGACACTGGCGTTCTGGACACCGCGTCGCTGACAGTCGTTCTGGCCGCCAAATTCTCCGCTCTGAACACGGACGGAGACTGGGGATCAACGCCGGTTCTGGTCAGCAATTTTGCGAACAACGAGACCGGCACCCTGCAATTTGTCCAGATGGGGGGGCGGCATTCAGTTGTCGGTCTCAACTGCAACGTCTGGTATTTCCAATATCGGTGCGTCTGCGGCGCTGACGTCAGATCAGGCAAAGGCATGGGGGCTTTATGCGGCGCGGATCAGCACCACGAGTGCAGGCACGGCACTGACTGTTCAGGCACTGACAGCAGGGACCAGTGGCACGTTTTCGTCTCCAGCAGCGCGATATATCTCCCCTTCCGTCAAAACGTTGCAACTTGGATCGACACCTGCGGGAATTTTCGGTGCTCCCGTTTCGCTCTCCGAGCCACTGCTTTTTCCCTACGCACTGACTGACGACGAACTGGCAGCGGTTGTCCAGATTATCCGGGCGCGCGCTGCGGCGTTTGGCGTAACCCTCTAACGCATCTTTCTGACAATCGGACTGACACGACCGCCCTGTGAGGCGGTTTTTTTATACCCTCAAATCAAACGGAAAAAATTAACATGGCAAAGCTCAGTGCTTTCTCCCGCGATCGTAACCGTGTCTCTCAGGGCGAGGAAATCGAAGTCGGCCCTGAAGGCAACACGTTCTTCATCACGACACGCGGCTTTACGCCCGCCTATCGTGACACGCTGTATGCGCTGCGTCTGGCAGAAGCCCGTGAGCTGAACCGCTCTGTTCGGGCTGGCGCGGGATTTTATGCTCCTGACACGCTGCCACCGTCCAACGATGATCAGTGTCAGGGCAAGGCGCTGGCGCAGGAATGTGTGCTGGGCGTCAAGGGACTGGAAGGTGACGACGGACAGGATCTGACGGTGGATGCGTTCCGCGACATGCTATCCGGCGGAGAGTATCCGGCCCTTGTCACGCTGTCCCTGATGGCTGCTGGCCGTGTCGGTGCCGAGCGGGAAGAACAGGCCAAGGCTTCTGAGGGAAACTGATTGCCTCACTCCAGTGGGAGATGGAGTGGGGCCAATTTATGGGAGAGAACGAGGTTCCGGAGATCCGTGAAGCGGCTCTGGAGCACCGTGTTCTCCCGGATCCCTGGAATGAGGTGCCCTGGCGGGCCTGGCACGATCTCCAGCACGACCGTCCCTGGATTACCGACGGTCTGGGTGCAGGCATGGGGGCGATCCGGATCATCTCCCGTCCCCAACCCATCGGCTGGGTGGCCGTGGATCGCTGGTGTGATGCCAGTGGGGTTACGGCAGACGAACGCCCGCTTGTGTTCCGCCTGGTCCGGGCGCTGGACGTCGTGTTCCTCACACACCGGAACGCTCAGATCACGCAGGATCTCCAGAACGCTCTGAGGAAGTAACCATGGCGTCTCCACGCAGTGTTGCCCGGAATATCCGTCTGTTCCGTGATCAGGCGCTGTCACCGGCAGCCCAGTCGGCCTATCTGGCACGGGTTGCTATCAATGCCCGTGACACGGCCGTAAGGCGCGGTGATGCTCCTCCGCACTGGACCACGAACGTGGATGGACGTCAGGGTGCGCCGGAAAGCTCTGTCCGGCCTGACGGGTTCATTCTCTACAAGTTCAACGTGATGGGGCTAGCGGCCAAGGCTGCGCTCCAACTTTGCAAGGAACGTTCCCCTGTCCGGTCCGGGCGGTATCGGGACAGCTGGGTGGTTGTGGTCGAAGGAAAGCCTTGGGCAGGCGACGTGGCGGACGTGCCGGACGGTAAGCAGGTCATGATCGTTAACCCGCAGCCTTATGCTCGCAAGATCGACACCGGCGCCATGAAAATGAGCGTTCCGCCCGGCATTGTTGAGGCCGTGCGCCAATCCATTCAGCGCAAATTCCCGACCGTGAACGCGGCCCGCGCCTTTGTCACAGTGCCCTCCGGATTGCTGGACAATGCGCCTTACATTCTGCGTCGCAATGGGCGCGCCAAAGACCGAACAGCTGGAAAAGCGATCACCTATCCAGCTTTGATACTCACCCGAAGATCCTGAGGTTTCATCATGCCGACAGTTGAGCAGATCGAGGTTTCCTATCGTGGCCAGATCGCCTCAGCTGCGCAGGCTGATGCGGCCGCCTTGGACAAGGTTGCGGATGGTCTGGACCGGGTTGGTGAATCAGTTGAGGTTACAGACAGCAGAATTACCCGCACGACCAAAACGGCCGAAGGTTGGGTTAAAACCCTTGATACCGTCACGAGGTCAGCTACTGCCCTGCAAAAGGCGCAGGACAAGCTGAATGAAGTGACCGAGACGGTGAATGAGGGCGTCCGTAAAGGTGAGGTAACGCAGGCCGAAGCCGCTCGCACGATCGATGCCCAGACCGCCAAGGTCAAGAAACTGTCGGACGCCCATGACGCGGCCGTGAAATCAGCCAAGGGGGCCAGCGATGCGCTCCAGGACACGACCAGCAAGGTCAAGCTGTCTGGCTATCAGTTCGGCATTGTCGCTGATGAAGCGCATAAATTTTTCGACCAGGTGATGTCTGGCGGCTCTGCCATGAAAGCCGCCTTCTATCAGGTGCCCAATATGGTGCAGGTGATGGGTGGCTTTGGCTCTACGGTTAAAATCGTGGGCGGCTTTCTTGCGGGGCCGGGGGGTCTAGCTGTTGCTGCTCTTGCGGGCGCTGCAGCACTCTACAAAGTTGGCTCCGCAGCAGAAGCCGAACAGGAGCAACTGGCAACCCTGTCACAGCACCTGCGAGCGACCCGCGACGATTATACGGCCATGGCATCGTCGGCCGAAGCCGCGGCGCGCCAGCTTTCGTCCACCAGTGGCCTATCGCTCGATGATAGCCGATCCATCACCACGACCTTTGCGGCCGTGCCTACTGCCGATGGCTCCAGCCTCCGGTCCCTGTCGGCCGAGGCTCGGGACCTGGCCGAAGTGATGGGTGAAACCGTCCCCGAAGCCGCCAAGACCATGGCTGATGCCTATGCGGATCCGGCCAAAGCGGCCCAGGACTTTGCAGACAAGGGCCTGCTGGGGGTTCGTCAAGGGCTGGTCAGCCAGATCGAAGATCTGCAAAACTCTGGCAACCGTCTTCAGGCCTGGCAGTTGCTCATGCAGCAGGTCGGCACGGCAACACAGGGCGCAGCAGAACAAGGCCTGACGCCATTCCAACAGGCGTTGCATGACCTGCGGGACGACTGGGCTCCTCAGATCGAGGGCGCGAAAAGCTATGCCAATGCTATCGGGGATGGCATTGTTTCTGCTGCTACCAAGGGGATCGAAGCCCTGGCGTCCATGGGGAAGGAAGTCCAGAGCCTCAAGAAGTGGATGGACAGTTTCCAGCCTGCGCATGTGGCCTATGAAGCGCAGCAGGCCACTCTTCGCAGCGGTTCATCGTCTGGAATTTCCGGACTGATTGACAGTGTTGGTTCTCAGATCGGGGCCAGTTCTGACGTCCTCTCCCTGGCACACCGGATCCAGCCTGTGGAAAGCGCCACGGGTCAGTACAAGAATGGTCAGGTGGTCATGTCGGCTGCTGGGGCCATTGGCGCCATGCAGGTGATGCCATCCAATGCTGCAGGGAATGATCTCACAGATCCGACTGGCAACGTCACGGCCGCTGAAAGGCTCCTGATCCGCCTCTATTCCAAGTATGATGGCAATCAGCAGCTTGTGGCCATGGCCTACAACTGGGGCGAAGGAAATGTTGATTCCTACCTGAAGGGTTCAAAGTCTGTTCCGCAGTCTGTCCAGGATTATGCGGACAAGGTGACGGGCGGCCAAGTCTATGGTGCCACGACTGTTGCCAGCATGCAGGGAAAGGTCAGCGATGCCCTGAAGTCTTCGGACAGTTCTACGGCCTCCCAGGTGCAGGACCAAACCAACGCCATCAAGCAGCTGACGTCTGCCCAGGCGGCACTGGATGACCTGCACAAGGCTGGCAAGGTGACGGACGCTGACTATGCGGCGTCCACTCAGGATCTGACCAATCGTCTGCTGACCCATAAGGGCGCGTTGAACGAACTCCGGGATCCGCTTCAGGAGCTGGCGCATCAGCAGGAACAGGCCACGGACGCGGCATGGGCTGGATCAGCCGCCCAGAAAGCCATGGTCCAGGTGGATCAACAGGTCGAGGACGCTGCCCGTAAGATGGGTCAGGCTCATGCCTCCACCGCTGACATTCTGGTGGCTGAAGCGCGGGAACAGCAGATCCTGACGGGCGAGTTCAACGCCTCGATCGAGTCCATGACCCGCAAGACGACTGCCCAGGAAGCGCTTCTGTCTTCCTATGATGGCAGCAAGGGCAGCCTCGACCAGTATCTGCGGTCTGTGGAAGCGTCCGAGACGATTCAGAATACCTCGACAGGGAATACGAAAGAACAGGCCCGTCAGCTGGCTGCTCTCACGGATGCCCTGAACAAGTCTGCGGCCGCACAGGCGGACGTGACCACCGCACGCAAGGCTTATGGCCAGTCCCTCGATCTGGATTATATCAAGGCGGAAACGGCGTCTCTGGGTCAAAACTCGGATGCGGTTTCGGTTCAGATGGCTGTCCTGAAAGAGCGCAATAGCCTTCTGGAGAATGGTGCCGATCTCACGTCTAAGGCCAGTCAAACGGATCTGGCGAACGTGGCAGCGATCCAGTCAGCCACGAATGCCTATCAGCAACAACAGGATGCCCTAAGTGAGCTGACCAGTGATATTTCCTCAGCAGCGGACACGCTGTCGGGTGACTTCACGCAGGCCTTCGTCAATGCCTCCAATGGCGGGGTGACGTTCAAATCTGCCATGCAGGGCGTCGAAAGCCAGCTGGTCTCCATGATCGCCAAGCTGGCGCTCATCAATCCGCTTCTGAGTGCCATCGACGGTAAAAGCCGCACAACCCTTGGCAGTATCGGCTCCCTGTTTGGAGGCGGTAGCGCTGTGGGAGGCGTTTCCATTCCAACAGTGAATATTGGATCACAGGACGATGCAGACGCCTTGGGTGGGCTGGGGTCGGCGGCATCAGCCTCTGGTTCGCTTGGCGGCCTTGGTGGTGCCTCGTGGCTGTCCTCCGGACTGAAAACCAATCTGTTCGGGACGGCGACAGTCGGCAACCTGCTCGGCGGCGTTGGGACTGGGTTCGGTCTTGGCTCTGCTCTCGGCGGTATCGGCGGTGGAACAAACGGCACATTGGGCAGCGGAATTGGCTCCGGCATTGGCGCTCTGGCCGGCTCGTTTATCCCAGGCGTTGGGACGCTGATCGGTGGCCTGGTGGGCGGTGGTCTAGGCGGCCTTCTTGGTGGCCTCTTCGGTCACAAGAAGAACCCCTACACGATCGACCAGGTGCAGACGATCGACGGTCAGTTATCTCTGGGCCAGACTTGGAACCAGGCACAGACGGACACGATCACGGAGCAGCTGAAGACGGATATTTCGTCGATCAACAGCGTTCTGTCTGCGACCGGGGCTGATATCGGCGGTGGCTATCTGGGCACGGTCCGCAACGACAAAAACAACAAAAATGCGGCGATGCGGTCCGTGTCCCTGACGGATCTTCTGAAAAGCTCCACGCTGACCAGCTCTGACGCCACGTTCAATCAGGCGCTGTCTCAGGGGATGCCCTCGGACATCACGGACGTTTCCACCTACACGGCCGCGATCCAGAGCCTGAAGACCATGGCCGATACCGTCGATCAGCTTGGTGTCTCGGTCTCAAAATTCAATTCGGACGGTACCGTCACGGTCCAGAATTTCACCGAAGCGACCGGGGATCTGAAAACCGCGCTCGATACGGCGCTGGATGGCAAATCGCTGTCCACGTCCGATCTCCAGACGCAGATCTCCACGATCAGCACGTTCGTCAACACGACGATGCCGAGCCTGCTGTCTGCTACGGTTTCCGGGCAGCAGTCCTGGGTGGATCAGATGGCCACGCTGAAACAGACCTATGACGCCGCGGCGTCGCAGGCGTCGGCGTATGGTCTGGATGGTTCCTCGATCACGTCCAAGTATCAGGCGCTGTACGCGCAGGGTTATGCGAACAACATGACCACGCTCAATCAGTCTGATGCGGGTGTCCGGGCGCGTTACCTGACAGCCACGGGTGATGATGAAGGCGCAGCGCTCCTGAATTTCGATACCAGTGCCGATCAGCAGCGACAGTCGCTGAAAGACACATGGCGTTCGTTCCTGGGCGATGCGTATTCGTCCCAGCAGGCCTACGTGGATCAGTCGGCCGATCTGGAAAAAACACTGGCGGCCGAACGCCTCCAGATCCAGCAGCAGTACAACGGCACGTCCGTCGCACAGCTGAAGCAGTATCAGGACCAGGCGCAGCAGTCTGTCACGTCGGTGTTTTCCAGCCTGACGGATTATGCGCGGGGGCTGAATACGTCTGACGCGTCGCCGCTGTCTGCCCAGGCGCAGTACCAGAGCGCCAACGACAACCTGATGAGCGATTATCAGGCGGCCATGGGCGGGGATTACGATGCCCTGTCGCGGATCCAGTCCGACGCCAGCACTTTCCTGTCCACGTCCAAGACGTGGCAGGGGTCTGGCACCGGATACAGCACGGATTTCACGCAGGTTTCGAATATCCTCAAAGCGCTTGGCCAGTCGGATAGCGACAAGATCACGGCCAATCTGGTCCAGAAACTGGCCAACCAGCAGACAGACGCCACCAAGGCGGTATCGGATCAGATGGCAACCCTCCTGAAAGTGGTGGAAGCAATGCAGAAACAGCAACAGCTTCAGGCTGTCACCGACGCCACACGGCCGAGGGCGGCATGAGGTTTCGCACAGTCGAACTGGAAATTGTTCTGCCGGCCGTCACGCAGCCGGCAGCGGTTCCGGGGTGGGGAAATGTGCCGTGGGGCGCTTTGACGCAGTTTCCGGATAATCCGGAATCCGTCGAAACCCTGCGGTTCTCGGATGCGGGCTATGTGGATGAGAACCACATCCCTTATCCGCCCTATGTCACGCAGGCGCTGGATCTGTCACGGTCCCTGACCCTGTCAGCAGATGCGTTGGGCGGATCGTTCTCTATCGGGATCCTGACGCTGGCCAATCCGGACGGCGTTCTGGATGGTCTGCTGCAAAGCCGTGTGAATGACCATCTTCCCGTTACGCTCCGGGAGGGCGAACGTCTCTGGGATACGGCACGGCAGATCTGGACGGATCCGGCCTCTGGCTCCCTCCGTCCCGTGTTCGCGGGCCTGGGGAAAAACTGGCAGCCGGGTCTAAACAGCGTGTCCATCACGCTGCTCGATGCCACCTACTGGCTGGACGGGACTGTTCCTGTCTCGGTTTATGGGGGCACCGGGCGTCTGGACGGCGATAGCAACGTCGTCGGCCGTGACATTCCACGGCTACGGGGTACGGTCTGCAACGTCACGCCTGTTCTGATCGACAGCAGCAATTATGTCTATCAGCTGTCAGACGGTCCCGCTGATGTGGTGGCGCTGTATGAGGGCGGTTATGCCGGCATCGCTTCTGGCGGAACCGTCTCTGACCTTTACGCCACGTCTCCGGATCCGGGCACCTATACGGTTCTCTCCAGCAGTGCGGGCACCTGGATCCGACTGGGCACCAAACCCGTCTACGGAATCACCGTCGATGCGGTAGGGCGATTTCGATCGGGCGCGGCTCCTGCCAACGTCCTGGACGTTCTGCGACAGTTCCTGATTGAAGATATGGTGATGCCCTCTGCCTATATCGATGCGGCCTGGACTGCGACATCCAGCCTGGCACCGTATGCGGGAGGGTGGTTCTGGGACGGGTCCAGCAGTGTGACAGGCCGTCAGGCGGTCAGCACGCTGCTGTCGGGTCTTGGTATTTCCCTGGTCCCGACACGGACAGGCACGTTGCGGCCGATCCGGTTGCAGGATCCTGCAGATGCGGGGGATCCGGTCCTGACCCTGACCACGGACGTGATCAGCGCGATTTCACCTGTGGCCCTGGACAGTTCTCTGGATCCGCCCACCTGGCGCTGGCGGATCGGCTGGCAGCATAACTTCACGGTCCAGACGTCCGGCTCCGGTCTGCATCCGCAGGCCTCGGCGGATCGTCAGTCCCTGATTGCGGAAAGCGATCGGGGCGCTGTGTGGTTTGATACGATCGTCAAATCTCAGTGGCGTGTTCCAAACGATCCCGCACTGATCTCCACGGCCCTGGCCAATCAGGCTGATGCCGTAGGGATTGCGCACTGGCACGGATCGGTCTGGGGCAAACGCCGTCACCTCTGGGCGGTGGACGTGCCGCAATCCGTGGCTCTGGCCGTGGATCTCGGGGATCCGGTGTCGCTTCAGGCACCTGTGCCAGGTGCGAAATCCGCTGTTCCGGGAATTGTGGTCAGCGAACACGTCACCAGCTCCGGCAATACGACAACCCTCACAATACTGGTCTGAGTTATGCAAAACTGCGGCATTGGCTGGCAGAATGTACTGCTGCCGGCTGCATTGTCCGGCAATGGCGTTTCTGGCCTGCCCGTCACCAACCTGCAAAACCAGCAGGGCGCGGCCAGCCTCGCCTGGCGCGTGGCTGCCGGAGGCACCGGATGGAGTGCTGACGTCAAGGGGGCGCTTGGCTCTGTCCAGTCGATCCGGGCGATCAGTCTGCACCGGACCAACCTGACAACGGCGGCGACCTGGCGCATCCAGATCTGGAACGGTACGGCCGTGACATTCGACTGGCACGCATCTACCAACGTCCAGAATGGGCAGTGCGTGCAGATTTTGAGCACGCCAGTGTTGGGTGATTCTCTTGAAATCACGGTCTGGGATGCCAGCAATCCTGATGGCTTCATTTCGATCCCGCTTGCCTATGCCGGGCCGCTCTGGCAGCCAGCGCGAAACTATTCGTCCGAAAGCACTGAAAGCCTGACGGTGGGGCAGCAAAGCACCACGACGCTGTCAGGTGGCGAATTCGTGGATGCGCGGTATGTCCAGCGTGGTCTGTCGATCACACATCAGTCCTACGGCGATGCGGATGCGGTTGTCTTGCGCCAGATCCAGCGTGTCGCCGCCACGGGCCAGAATATCCTGTTCGTGCCGGATCCGTCTGTCGGTGCGGCCGCGCTGGCCCAGACGGCGCTGTTCGGGCGTCTGTCAGGCGGTGATCTCTCCAATCCGTTCGGGCCAGCCGACCGGCACTCTCAAACTCTCACACTGACGGAAAGGCTCTGACGTGGCAGCACCACTTCTTCTTGATCTGGTCCTGGAGACAGCCACCAATCCGGGCACCGCGTCGTTCACGCTGAATGGGGCTGTCCAGGACCGACGCTCTTTTGCCTCGGCGGCTCCGGGTGGCGGACAGGTGTTCTATTTTGCCGATGACGGAACGCAGGCCGAATGGGGTGTTGGCGTTCTGACGGTCGGGACACCGAATACCCTTAGCCGGCAAACCGTGACGGGGACGACGCAGAATACAGCGCAGGCGCTGAATTTCACCGGGACCGTCCGGGTCTATTCCTGGGTACCGGCGGCGTACACGCCTGTCCTCGATGGGAATGGGTCTCTGGCGCTGCGGGGTGATCTCTCGGCTCAGAACGGAACACTGAAAACGCTGACGGTGACAGCCACCTGCACCGTGCCGGGTGTCACAGACTGGGGATCGCATCAGGCAGCGTCGGCTCTCGACGTTCAGAACCGTTTTATCAATCGGGACGTGAGCGGCGGGAACCTGCCGGTCCTGAATATTCAGCTGGTCAATGCGCCTACAGAAGACAATTCCCTCGCGTATTTCCAGTTTCTGACGAGCTGGGGGGCGCTCGCTGTCCCCACAAACGGGAACGTCTCGTATCAGATCCGGAGCTACGCCCAGCCGATTGGAGATTATGCGACCAATGGCAGCCTCAACACGGCCGTTGGCAATCTGAACGCCTCGATTGCCACGAAACAACCCGTCGGCACTTACGTCACGACGCAGCCGACAACCTCCGGATCCAGCGGGGATCTGAAGATTGAAGCCGTCAATTTCAGCAACAGCGTCAATGCGCCGTATCTGAGTGGCTACAAACCTGACGGATCTCTCACGGCATATATCCTGGCGCAGCTTGGCGATCTGCCACTTGATCGAACGAAGAAGATCCACGTTTTTCAGGTCACGGCCCGCGATAAAGACCGGGTCACATTCCCCACGGCGTTTGGGGGGAACCCTGACGGGATCGTGTTAACGGGAATGGTCAACAAAATTTACCATTATAATTCGTATGATAGCGGCGGATTTTCCATGGGCGTGTCGGACTCTGGCGACCCCCAGAGCGTTACAGTCATCGCAATAGGACCGAAATAAATGACGACAGCACTCGATGCGATCAAGGCCGCTTACCCGGATCGTTACTATGCGACGACGGACGGAACAGTGGTTACGGGCGTTCTGGACGTCTGGGGTGGTACGACGAATAACGCTCAGGAACAGATCAACGTCCTGGCGTTACCTGCCGTCTCGGATCTGATTGTCCTGACGTCCGATCAGTTTGCTGACTCCGTCAACGCCACGAATATTCCGGTCTCTGACGGTGCCCTGGTCTATTCCAGGCGCTACGCGGCGGAATTCGATCACACGGCTGCGCAGCCGACAGGCGTGTTGAGCTGGTTCGATCTCTGGGCACTCGGATCTCACAAAAATCTCCCGGATCAGGCTAATCTCCTGCTGCTGACAGCTGCTGACTGGCAGGCTCTGGGCGGCGATTATGCCTACAAGGGTGGGAAAGGCGTCCAGGACGGGAAGCTGATCGACTACACCCCACCGCCTGTTCCTGTGCCGCTTCCTGACCAGGCAAAATCCGAACAGGCCTGGATCCAGTACCAGGTCAATCTGGCCGCCGCGATGGGCGAAGCTTTTACGGATCCGATGAAGGCCTACGTGAAGGCGATCGCAGCCATCGCGGATAGCACGGACACGACCAGCACGGCATTGCCGGCGCGGCCTGATCCGATCATGGCCTGATCTCTGGCCTTTCCTTTCTGACGTTCTCTGACAGCTGCCTCCGGGCGGCTTTTTTTATGGAAAAACCATGCCTGACGCTCTGACCTCGTTGCCACTCCTGATCGCACCATCCAGCAAAGACGATCTGATCCGGGAATTGCAGGATCGCGCCCTAAAACTCGAAACTCAGGTCGAAGGACTGGGGGATAAGTATTCAGATCTTCGGGTGGAAATGCGCTCAGAGATCGCGTCCCTGCGCACCCAGATCAACGATCTGAAGGAAGATCTAGAAGCCGGGATCAAAGCGCTCGGGTCCAAGGTTGACCGTGTCATGGGTGGCAAGGCCGTGGTCACAGCGCTTGTCACCTTGGCTACATCGATCCTTGGATCCGGAGTTGTTCATTTGGTGGTGTCTATTGGGAAGTAATTTTACTGTGCTGCTTCCCATCCTGAAATTTTTGCCAAATCAATAGACGATCGTACGCATACCAAGAATGTAGAAATATACTTCAAAAAGGTCATCCAAATATTTACATTTCCTCCAACAATTAAATTTCTGAATTCTACTAAATATCCATCGATACCAGATAAATTTCCAGAACCATTATTTGTTATAAAATACATCCAAACAAATAATAAAACCGCAGAAGTTCTAATTACTATATCAAGCCATAATCTTAATTTAGTTACGCTCTTATTGTAAATAATTTGAATAAAAAATCCAATTATAAAAAATAATAATATTAAAATTGCTCCCAATATAAATGACATATTTGCATAATTGAAGAAAATTATTGCCACCACAAATGCAATAAATATAAAGTTCATCCCAATAATCTTGTTCCTACTAATATCATTTTCTCTATTTATTTCTAATTTGTTTAGCATATTTAACAATAGATTCATTTTTTGTCCTTTTTATAGATTTTTTCTCTTGGAGAAGAATACTTGATAGACATGTTTTGAAACGAATATCTACAGGAAAATCTCATGAATAAAAATGCCGTCGTGCTGGCCACGACGCTCTTAAAGCTGCCCGGTTTCGAAGGATTCCGGTCGAAGCCCTACGTCTGCCCTGCCGGCTACTGGACGATCGGTTACGGCAGCCGCTGGCTGAAGGACGGCAAACCCGTCACGGCCAAAACGTCGCCCATCAGTGAGGCGGATGCTGCCAGCCTGTTGCTCCAGTCTGTTACAGCGTTGGACATCGCTCTGTCCCGCCTGGTCAAGGTTCCGCTTTCGGACGTCCAACGGGCCGCTCTTCTGTCCTGGCAGTACAATGTCGGAACGCCTGCCGTGGAAAGCTCTACGCTGCTGCGCAAGCTGAATGCCGGCTGTTACATCGGTGCGGCCAATGAGCTGACACGCTGGAACAAGGCCACCGTGAAAGGGCACCTGGTCGAACTGGCTGGCCTGACCACGCGCCGCGCCTTTGAACGGGGCGTTTTCCTGGGCAAGCAGACGGTCATGGGGGTAAGTCGTGCAGCTGTCTGACCTTCTCGGCTTCCTCCCGCCTCAAGTCCTGCTCTGGGGCGGCACTTTTCTTGTTCTGACGTCGATGCTGCTGAATGTCTGCGGCTTCCTGCGTTCCAGGCTTGCCCCACCGGATCCCGGATCGATCTGGGTCAAGCCCTATCAGCTTCTGAGTTTTCTGGCCTTCGAGCAGAAATACGCCGCTGCCATGTACAAGATCGGCCTCACCGCCGTCATGACGACGCGGGCTGAAGCGCCCCTTTTGAAGAAAGCCGGTGCGGACAGTGGCGTGCCGATCCTGGACAGCAAGGGCAAGCCCAAAGCGCCTACCTGACTGAACCCGTCCGTCGGACCAGGTTCAATCATCCTCATTCCCCAGATCTCCGAAGGAGGCAGCAATCCTGCTGTCAGACCGTCGGATGCAACGCTGCCCATCGAGGCAGCTTTTTTTATGGAAGAAACAGTTATGGCTTTTAGTTCTGTGACGGCTCTTGAAGGTCTTGTGAATCAGTCTCTCGGCAAGGCTGACACGCCTACGGTTCAGCAGGGCATCAGCGTCGGTGGCCTCGTGCTTCAGGGCGTTCTGGCTGCGTCCATGTCCAAGCTGGCCGAGCATGTCGATATCACGGCGTTCGATGCTGCTCTAACAAAGACGCTGGAAGGTGCCACGGATCTTGAGCGCGTCATCGCTGCTGGTCCCGTCACTCAGACGCCAGCTCAGTGAATACTGCCAATCTGGCGATTGTCGGCGTCATGGTCCTTGTGGCTGTGGCGTCGGCCCTCGGGCTCTATCGAGCCGGGGGCAAATCGCAGAAGGCCGATACGGCTGACCAGGACGTCAAAGACGCAGAGTATCAGGTGACGCAGCTACAAGCCATGGAACAGCGCGGTGCAGATGCTCCGCAGACCGTGGATGAGCTTCTGGATGCCTTGGATAAGGGGAAAGCGTGA